GATCCCCCGGTCGGTGTCGGCGCATTCCCGCATCAGGTCCAGCAGCCGGTCGGGCCGCTGGGCGCCCATCTCCAGGACGTCGATGTCGTGCCCGGTGAAGATCAGGTGCTCACCCTCCTCGTCGGCCAGGCGCTGGGCCCGGTCGAAGATCGTCTCGCTGGGGTACCCGATGTCCGCCCGGTCGTAGATCGTCAGATCGTCGGACGAGTAGACGGCTATCTGCCCCATGGACATGCCGGAAATCTGGCTCGACAGGCCGTTCGGCGGCCCCATGACGGAGTTGACCCACCCGATGTCGCCGGCGAACGTGTCGGTGAACAAGGCGCCCTCGCGGGACTCGATGAGGGCGCCGGCGACGTGCCACTCGACGTTCGAGCCGTTCTGGACGGCCTGGAGCTGCCACCGCTGCCAGAGGTTGACCATCTCGCCGAGCGTGCCGACGCCGGCGAACGTCCAGACGATGGCCTGGTTGAAGACCTCGACAAGCTCCCCGTCGGGGCCGTACCCGAAGCCGACGACGCGGACCGTGTCCTGGTCCATGAAGACCCGCCAGTCCCGCACGGTGCCGGCGGACGCCTGTATCCGCATGACCATCTGCTCGGTCGTGGTGAGCTGCTGGAAGTTGGCCAGCCAGCGGACCTGCCACGCACCGGTGTCGGGGAACCGGTGGCCGTTGACCTCCCCGTGCCAGGAGGAGTTCGTCGACCAGGACGGCAGTGCGTCGGAGCCCTCCGGGGCGGCATGGGCGGCGAGGGTGACGTCCCCGTCGAACGTCATGGCCCGGGTGTTGGGGGTGGTGGCCCCGAACAGGGTGGCCCCGTCGGGCTCCTCCATGGGCCAGTGGGCCACGATGTTCGGGTCCTTGGGGATGGATCGGGTCAGGGTCGACCGCAGCGGGAGGATGCCCTGGGCGTACCGCCGGAGGATCGACTCGGCGGTGATCGACTCCCAGGCGTCGAAGCCGCCCGTCGTCCACCGGGTCGGCCAGGCGGATATCTCCCCCCGGAACCGATTGTGCTGGTTGTTGATCGACGCGTTGCCGTTGACCGTCCATTCGAGCCCGGCGGCGTCCGTGAAGGCGGTGGCGCCCACCGTCTGGTCTGCGAAGTTGACGTCGGCCAGCGGGGTGCCGTTGATGCCGTCCAGGACGCGGGCGGCGTGGAACCGGCCGTTGGGCCGCTGGTACCCGCCGGGGTCCATGGCGTCGCCGACGGCGAGCCGGATGCCCTCCTTGTGGATGTTGATGCCGGTGGCGACGAGCGGCTTGGTCAGCGAGGTCCACGGGCCGTCGATGGTGGGCGCCTGGTAGAAGCTGACCAGCTCGTTGTCGATGTCCACGGACACGCGCAGGGCGAGGCGACCGGACGCCGGCACGGTGAACGGGGGACCGCCGAGCAGGGTGTAGAAGTCACTGCCGGTATCCGACCAGGAGAAGAACACCCGCCCGAGCTGGTAGGTGACGATCCAGCTCCAGTCGGCGCCGGAAATCTGGCCGATCAGCTCCCGGATGTCAGGAGACTGCCAGTTGTACAAGGTGGCGTCGATCATGACGTCGAAGTTGCCGGCGGGGTCCGGGAAGTCGTCGGCGGTCGCGTGATCGCCCTCGCCCTCGGGAATGTCCAGGAAGGGATCCCCCTCCATCACGGAAAGCAGGACCGGGGTGTTCCGGCCGATCTTCCCGTAGTAGGGGGAGTTCGGGTTCCGGGGCGAGAACCGGCCGTCGATGTTGTTCAGCAGGAACGTCGCCTTGCTGGGCGAGGTGTCCGTCGTCTCGTCGTCGGCGCCCCGGCGGATCTGCACGGACTCCTTGTACACGTAGTCCGTGATCTCGGTCCACGCGCCGTCAACGACGATCTCGGCCTTGAAGTTGAGGACTTCCTCCGGGAACGGCATGATCAACCCCTCATTCCTCGGCCGAGTACGTACTGGACATTGCCGCCCTCAACACGGATGGCGCGGCGCAGGATCTGGAGCAGGAGCTGGTCCAGGGCGGAGTTGCCGGCCTCGATACGGATGACGGTGCCCTCGCCGCCCCCGGCCTTCCCCATCAGCCGGCGCGTGTCGGAGTTGGAGCGCACCCGGGAGCCGGTCGGCAGGTCGACCAGCTCGGGGCCGTGCTCACCGACGAGGGTCTGGTTGTTGCGGATGCCGCCGGTGGCCGCCGTGCCGATCCGCCGGCCCACGCCGGCGACACCGCCGGTAGCCAGGCCCAGCAGCTTCTGGATGGCGCCGACCGGGCCCGACATGCTGAAGGAGAAGTTGACGGACTTGAACCAGTTCCGGTTGACCCAGCCCCAGAGATCCTTCACCAGGTTGATGATCCGGGAGATGCCCGGTGCGTTGAACCGGACGCTACGGCTCCAGCTCCGTGCCACCCAGCCCCACAGCGTCCTCACGAACTCGATGATCCGGGCGATGCCGGGCGCGTTGAACCGCACGCTGCGGCTCCAGTTTCGCGCCACCCAGCCCCACAGCGACTGGACGTTGCCGATGATCGTCTGGATGTACGGGGCGGACACGTAGACGATCAGCGTCCAGGCGCGCGTCATCCATCCCCACAGCTCGGCCGCCTTGACGATCACGGCCTGGATCATGCGGACGATGTTGGCCCACTGCTCGGCCAGCCACGCGACCAGGCGGATGGCGAGCGGCACCAGCTCAAGGACGATGCGCATGGCGAGCGCGATCTCTTCCTTGTTCTCCTTGACGACCTCGCCCAGGTACTTGAACGACTCGCCGAGGGACACGAACCACTCTTCGAGCTGCGGTCCCAGCACGGTCAGCAGCTCGTTGAAGGCCTCCATCATGGGTCCGCCGGCGATCTCGCCGAACTTCTCCATGCCGGCCGCCAGCCGGTCCATGAACTCCGTCAGGAACGGGGCGGACGCCTCCAGTGCGCGCTGGAAGGCCGGGGCGAACTTCCGGCCCATCTCGCCCATCAGTTCGATCCCGTGCTCCAGCACCGGGATCATGGGCTCGGCCGCCTCCTTGAACAGCGGCTTCAGGGCCTCCAGTTCCTTCGAGAAGGCGTCCTTGACCCGCTTCGACTGGGCGGCTATGAAGCCACCGAGCCCGATCAGGGCGCCACCGAAGACGAAGGTCAGCGTGCCGGCCAGGGCAGCGCCCAGCAGCGACACGATCGTGGCCACCAGCGCGAGGACGGCGGCGGCCACGTACGGGTTGTTGGCGGCGGCGTACATGCCGCGCGCGATGGCCTGCCCGAAGCCGTCGGAGAACGTGTCACCGAGGGACCGCAGGGGCACGGCCAGGGTCCGTCTCAGGGCGCGGGAGAAGGCGTTCCCGTCCACGTCCGGGTTCACTCTCACCCGTACCGAGGCGTTGGAGTCCCGCAGGCCCTGCGTGATGCGGCGCATCGCGGCCTCGGCCCGCCGGCGGGACAGCTCCTCGTTGATGTCGACGGTGAACCGGGCGGTGGCGCCGGTGCGCTGGATGTCCCGGGCGAGCCGGCGCATCTGGGCCCGGACCCGGGCGATACCGGCCCGGGAGTCGTCGTCGACCCGGATGCGGACGTTGACTGTCGACGCCACCTACTCCACCTCCTCCTGCTGCTGCTTGTCGTTGGTGCCCAGGCGGACGATCTCCAGGAGCCGGATCAGGCCGGCATCCTCCTCTTCGAGCGCGCTGGGCAGGCACTTGAAGCGTTCGCACAAACCGATGACGAACTGGGCGTCGGCCAGCTCGGCGGGCTTGGTTACAGTGCTTCCATCATCACGGGCTGCCCCGGGAACTGCTCGCCACTCGGCGAGTCTTTTCCCAGGTCATCCTCCACCCCGGTCATGGCCTGCATCCACCCGTTGACCAGGTCGAACAGGAAGTTCAGTTCGAGTTCCTCGACCTCCTCGCGGGTGGTCGGCAGGGTGTCTCCGCCCTCCTCGGGCTCCAGGTTCCAGGACGCGAGGTGGCCGGCGAACAGGTCGACGACCTCCTCGACCATCTCCCCGGTGCGGGAGTCCTCGTCCTCGTCCATGACGCGGATCAGCCGGCGCAGCTTGCCGATCTTCATGCCCTTCATGCGGACGACGAGACCGTCGTGCTTGTCGAACTCCAGGACGTAGATCGTCGGGACCTTCCGGTAGCCCATGGTGTGCCTCCTCAGAATCGTGACTGGTAGTTGCTGTCGAACAGGCGGTAGCCCATTGCTTCGATGCGCTGCTGGAGCCGGGTGGCGGCCTTCCGGAAGGCGCCGTAGCCCCGGAAGCGGGTCACCGGCGAGTTCCGGGACCCCACACCCTCCAGCCACGGCCCGTAGACCGGGCCGGCCATGCCGCCGTCCCACACCTCCGGGCCCTCCGACCCGTTCCGGATCCGGACGTTCGACTCGTAGTA